ACGCTGATGTTCTACCTACAGCTTGTGCGGCTGTATTAGAAGTACCTGAACGCTTAGTATCAGCCTTATAAAGGTCAATAGTTCGTGCAGCCCACTTAGCGTCAGTATTGTTCTTATAGACGCTATCTTGAATTGCAGATGGCTGCAAAGCAACCCATTCATGGAACCGTGGGTCTTGCCGGATTTGTGCAAAATCTGGGTGTGACTTCATTAGTTCCTGTTCAGCACTCTGTCGATGTAAGCTTTTTTCAAACTTCTCTACTTGGACAAGGCGCTTCTCACCTTCAGCTAATACTTCGTTTGCCCGTTTACGCGCAATAGTATCAACAATTTGAGCTACATCAGGATATTTCTTAGACCACTGATCAATCTCTTCGTCCGTTTTAGGGAACTTGATCTGTTTACGTGTAGCAGTTTCTAACTGAGCTTTTACCTCTGCTACTTCTTTATCCTTCTGATCACGAATATTTTGGATATGTCGTTGTATATCCTGATACCGTTTCTTATAGCTTTCTTCTTCTGCATCTAACTGTTCAACAGGGGCTGCTTGATTTTGCGAAACCTCTTGGCTGTATGTTAGATTATCCTCTGCTTCTGGAGCGCGGGTGTACTTCTGTTTCTTTTCCATGTTTTCCTCTCTGGGTCCGACTAATCGGGTATCCAAATCAATAAAGGAAGGCGATCTTTTGTTTCTTCACCATTCCCGGTAAACTGGATGTCTGTGGGAGTACCTTTTCAGTATCCTCAGTATCATCCATCTTATCGTCCACCTCTACGGCAGCGATCTCTACATCAACGTCCTCTTCAGGCTCATCGACTACTTCTTCTTCAACAGGTGCTTCTTCAGCGTGTTGAATTAAACCACTCATCTTCATGCCCATAAGACCCATCTCAGCCTCATCGTACATGGACATAATATGCTTAATGCCGTGCCACTTAACGACATGCGCTGGTAGAACAAACTCATCGGTGCTTATCTTGGCGTCAATATCATCACGTACATTCTCAGGTGTAGAACCTAGAGGAATAGGATTGCCGCTTACTTCGTCATAGCCCATGATACCGTCCATACCACCGCAGCCGCATTCTTCTTCATTGCCACAACCACAAGACATACCGCCGTGATACATCTGTACAGTCTCACGCTTATCACCTGACATAACTTCATCTTCTGGGGCGTCTTGAAGGTTTTTCTGAATAGCTTCGCCACGCGCTCGTTCATAAGCACTGACTTCGTTATTACCATCTAAGTCAGCTTTCTTATCATCTAACTGAAATTTCTTCTGAGCCATTTCTCTTCCTTCCTTTGTGGTTATGCCTCTTGTAGCAGTGGCTATACCACCCAATGCATACTCAAGCGTGTCAGTGTCTGGGTATGTAATTTTTACGTTATGACTTCCCGCAGTATCATATACGGGTTCTTGATTTCGGTAGCCTCTGTAGAATGTATGCTTACCAATCTTTACTGGATCAGGACCATTAAAAGACGTACCCCGTTTTTTAGTTGTTTCTGTATTCTGAAAGAAGGTACGCCCATCTACTGCGTCTTCCCCTAACTGAACATAGTCGGCAAACTCAGCATATTGTTTTTCTAACTCTTCTTGTGGGGCAGGTATCTTGAACACACCCCCATACTTACGCACAGGTTCAAATTCTTCGGCACTAAGTACTTCATCTACGGTATTAGGAAACCTGTCTGAGGCCAGCCTATTAAGAATAACCCCACGAACAGCGTTACGACCTTCTACACCTTCTCCCTTAGCCTCTGCATATACTACACGTTCTATCTTATGTGAGTCATGATAGGGTATTTCCAAAGAGGGTCTTAGTTTAGGTCTAAGAGAAGACATTAAGCCTTTTGTGTCTGACATTACTCTGCGCCCTTTACTACTTCATCTCTCAGAGTTTCAATGCGTTTTAGTTCCGCAATAGCACCCTGTATTTCTAGAATACGATGGTGATCCTTAGTAGTCTCTAAGAGGTGATGATAATGCCAGATACGTGCTTTGGCATAGTCCTTTAAAGAAGAATACTGATCTTTATCGTTTACTAAGGGTAGCAACCCTCTGTAGAATTGCTTATCCATTACTTACTCTCTACATTTGATAGTCTAATTTCTAGTTCTGCCATTTTAAGCTCTAGCTCTCGTACACGTTTTATATTTTCTTGAACTTCAGACGGTGGCTCAAAATCATCAATCCAATCGTCATTCTCTTCAATTTCAACAAGCATCATTTTTTGTTCGTGTTCTATAAAAGCAAGCCGCTCCATAATTCCAAAGTATGCCCACACAGATATACCCGTAAAAGCTATTAAGCTTAGTAGGTTCTTTAGAGGTATTGTGAACTCAGAAGTCTCTGATAGCTTTGTCATTACTGTACTGGGCCTTGTGGGGGCTGTTGTGGTTGAGGTGCATTACCGCCGTTGGCTCCACCGCCACCACCTGTGAAACCCTGTGCGTCTGGCTCTGGGGCTTGTCCGGGGGCTATATTACCGCCACCATTTCCTGTTGGATCAGATACTGGGGGTGGTCCACCCTCTGGCGCAGCACCTTCAGGCGGGGCTGGTTGTTGGGGCATCATAGCCTGTATCTCAGCCATCATCTTCTGTTGGATTGCTGCCTCACGCGGATCATTAAGTATCTTGTCTTCGTCTAAGTCCATAGACGCAGCTAGCTCACGCAAGATGTAATCATACTTAACAAACGGAGCCATCTGTGGGTTGGCAGTCATTTGCATAAACTGTAGTAGTCGTTGACTACGTACCTCATTACGCATCAGACTTTCAGTACCCCGTGCCTTAACAGCAAGGTCTCCAATAAATTCTTTATCGAAGTTGAACTGCATGTTAAATGCAAATAGACTTTTGCCTAGTGGACCTAGTAAGTAGTCATCGATGTTACGAACCACTGCCTTGATGTTTTGTGCTGCCGCACCCATCAACATACTCATACCACTTGCAGTACGCCCTACCCCACCTACGGCTCCAGAACCGTGCGTATAGCTTGGGATACCTGTGGCCTCATCAGCAAGCTGTCGGCTCTTGTCGAACATCATTAGAAGCTCTTGAGATACGTTTGGAAACTTAGTGCCAAAGATAGCTTGCCCCGGAGCGCCAGCTTGTCTGCGGAACACTTTTCCGGGGTATACTGACATATCCTGTCCGGGTACTAAGTTAGTTTCATCGACCTCAATTAACAAGTTTCCAGAGAGCGCTGCGTTATCTACACTCATCCGCATAAAGCCATTCATAAGCAACTGAGTGTCAGTCATATTTTCAGCTACGCCAATGCCAAAGAATGAATATGGGTTAAGCTCATAAGGAACAGCTAAGTAAGGGATACGGGTAGGAGTAAATGGGTTTAGCACAAGCCGGATGATTTGGTTGTTACATACCCAGATGTTTACTTGAACTTCGTCTTTGTCTTCTAGTTCTTTTGGTATTTCGATATCAGCTTCTTCTGCAAGCTCTGTATCTAGTACACCCCAATACTCTAGGACTTCGTAGCGATCCATACCATCACTGTTACCATCGTCTTCTAGGGTATCTTCCCAGTATTCACGCTGATAGTCTGCACCGCCCTCAATAGCTAGCTCAATGCTTTCATCTCTGAAGTGTGGACGTTTTTTAAGTGTACGTAATTGTGTACGGTTTAGTCTATGGCGCTGAATAGTGAACTCAGCCTCTGACATGTTACGTGCATCAGGGTCAGGATAGAAATCCCAGCAAGAAACGTATTCCATCTTAGGAATTGTCTCAAATAGGGGGTCATAGTTGCCTTCTTCGTCCCATCTGGGGTATTCTTTGTCTTGAGCGAATGGACCCTTCATTACTCCAGTTCCAAACAAAACAGTCTCAAAAGACACCGATCTTAGGTGTTTTGGAGCATCAGTTTCGTCCAACTGATCGTGCATAAGCTTTTCCATCTTCTGGGCAGCACGTTTAGCAGGTTCATAAGTGATAGAACCGGGTATTTTACCTGCACCTAGCTCTAATTCGTCTTCAATAGCGTTTAATTTGTCTTTATATATGCCCAAGTCCTTGGCAATGTCAGGACGCACAATAGATTGAGGTAATTCGTAGTCTACATTCGCCTGTTCCTTGATTTTTTCCTCTGTTAGGGCTTGAGGATTGAAAGAAACGGCGTCTGCTACGTTATTTGGGAACTTACTGGCCTCAATACCCAGCGGAAACTTACTTCCGGCAAATAAAACGTCAACAATCTGGGCATATGCAGCCAAAACCTTGGTTTTAGTTACTTTAATGAATGCTTTTGACTTTTCAGTGTCGGTAAACTGTACTTCGCTGGAGTAAATACCCCGATAATTGCGGTAAGAGTCTAACCAACGGTCTTCGTCAGAAAATCTAGCGTCTTTTGCACGTTGATACTGCGAATTTACAAAGGAAACCGCACCAGAATACGATATATTTTCCTCTTCTACGTTGCCATCTTCATCAAGAGCAACAGTTTGGTCTGTTTCATTAATATCGTCTGGTGTAGGTTTGTCCATTAGTGCCATATTTAGTACCCAAATGTTGCGTCAGCGGGTTGCCAACTCTGTTGTGGTACGCCAGCGCCCATATCAAAGGGGCTAAACGCTTTTGGCCTACTCATGACAGCATATCTAACACTGTCGTAGGCGTGGTCAGAGGCGTATCGTGGGTCAATATCGTCAGAACCACGGGGATCACTAGGAAGTACAGGTAAATCCGCTATAATTTGGCGGCATGTATTAAAGAATTGTATTCCCGGTAAGTCTGTAATCTCATCTACTTTTAAAACTTCGTGCAGTCGGTTCTTACCAGCTACCCTAGCACCGTTAGTACGGTCACTTGGACGCCATCTACAGCCCATTGCAATCATCTCTTCGGCTATAGAGGGACCAATCTGGCCCCGATTATGCCAACATGAGCTATCAAGTACCCCATATTGTATTCTTTCAGAGCCTTCAGCTTCCATAACAGCTTTAGCTAGGTCTCTGCCTGTGTGCTTAGAGAGATACAATTCCCTGTAGTTAATTAAAGTACCATAACTAGGGTCTATTGCGAACCAGTGTACAGCACTATAAGAAGAGTACCCGTAGTCACATGACCTAAATCGTACCCATTCTGAAGGAATATCGTAAGGCTCTATGACATGTATGTTACTTCTAAACTCAGAAAAGGCCGCACCATCTGCTACAGCCCAATCACCCTCTAATAATTGTCTACGTTGCATCTCCGGTAGAGATAACAAGTTAGCTTCATACTGACCGCCTTCCATCAAGTAAGGATTATCCCGTAGACTTGCTGGTATAAACCGCCTGTAGAACAACGGCTCCCCTGCTTTCTCATGGCTATCGGGATATACTAGGTCTTCACCTGATTCTAAATCCTTAGCAACAAACTTTTTGTTTGCTGGCGCAGGGTCAATAAACATCTTCTTAACCCAACCATGTCCATTTCCTCCGGGGTTTGTTGTAGCCCTCATGTAAATGGGTAGGTCTGGGTCTGTTGTACGTAGCCGTGAGCGCATGTAATTCCACGCGAAGGGCGTAGCATACTGAGTTAATTCATCAAAAGCCACATAGCTAAACGCCTGTCCCTGATAGCGCAGTACGTCTTGGTCTCTTTCTAGATACGTAAGCCAGAGCTTGGCTCCACTAGGGAAAGTCCATTGTGATTTTTTCTCAGCCCACTTTGCGCCTTGGAATGCTTTAGGGTATAACTCTTGTGACTTCCATATTAGTTCACGTAATTCATCATTGGTTCTACGCAGTATCAGGCCGTTGAAGTTGGGGTTACTGAAATACCGCATAGGGTCAGCCAGTAGTCCAAAGGATTTGCCGCCGCCAGCCGCCCCGCCATATAATACTTCTCTTTCAGACGCCGCTAGAAACTCTGTCTGTGGGCCTTCATTTGGAGCAAATACTACCTCAGTCTTTTGCTTCTCGCTTTCAATCACAGAGAAGTCTAGATTAGATGTGTCTAGCTCTTCCGTAGGCTGTAGTTCTTCTAACTGGCGTTTAGCCATTGTGAGCCTACGTTTAGCGTCTGTCTGCTTACGCTTGGCTGCATTTAATTTCTTCGCTTCAGGGGTCTTAGGCTTTCTCTTGCGATTGGCCTTAGCCATGTCCTTCAGACGTTGTGAGGGATTATCACTATCCTTACCACGCCTAGACTTCCATATATGTATTAGACCTTGGTGACTGATCTTATCACCTGTCTTAGAGGTAAGCCACTCCGCAGTCTTACGACTAGAGTTACCTTCCTCAAGGTAGTCTAATGCTTCTTCAACTAGGACAGCTTTATCGTGGTCAGGGATAAGTACAAGAGGATCATCTTCAGACGCCACATAAGCATAAGGTATCTTAGCGGTCTTGTTTGGCCTAGTTTTATTTAACCATATAGTCAATCTTCACTTTTCGGTGGCAAGATAAACATTGCCCCGCCTGTGTTTTTAACTTCAACCTGTTCTTTCTTAATCAGTCCGGTACGGTCTAATATCTCTCTAGCCGCAGATACTGTATTTCTAGCACCCATAGCACTTGGATCATTAAGAACGTCTACCATACCCCATGCGGCTTTAGGGGCATTCATAGCCAGCGTCATAGAGGCTTTATCATTAATCTCTTCTTTAAGCGCACCGACCACAGACGATATGCTAGTTTCTTTGGCGTAACCTGCTACGTCCATAGCTTTTCGTAGGTTGCCTCTACATTCTTCGGACATAAGGGCATCTAAGAAGATTAACTGCTTGTCGGTGTATTGCTTTTCAGTTTTCATCCTATAGTCCTCATATAAACAAAAGCAGCCCCAATAGAGGCTGTAAATACAATCCACCAAATGCGTTCAAAGAACTGTAGCTTGTGACCTCTGGAGTTAGTAATTTGATCCAGCTTTTGAATGCGTTCCCACATAGCTTTCTGTTGATCATCAATATTATCCATACGTTTGAATACAGTTATCATGCGCTCTTCCATTCGCGCTAATGTAACTACTGCATGGGAAAGCTTATCCAACTTGTCCTCTATCCGCGTTAAGCGTTCATCCATTACTAGTCACCCTTTATACTTTGCCTTGCCCCAGCTTATCTGCTTGGAGCTAGTCTTTTTCCTTGACGCAGATTTAGCAGCTTTAGATTTAGCTTGTGAAGCAGGGCGACAGGCTGGGTAACTTTTGCGTTTATCACCCTTCCCAGAGCGACCACACGGCTTTCCTGTTTTGACATCACGCCAATCTTCTTTAAACCATTTCTTAAGTGCAGCACCTTTTTTTGATTTACGTACTGCCATTATTTTTTCTTCTTACCGCCGATGTTATAATTCTTAGCTCCAACCTTACGGCACTTAGCCATATGACCGGAACGATACGCAGAATTTTTAGGCATGGCTCTCGCTACTTTCTTGTAGCAAGCATCACGCTTCGGTTTCTTCTTAGCAGCCATCAGATCACCATTTCTTGCAAGACCAGTATCGGGCCGTTAATTTACTCTTGGCAGTGTCACACTTATGCCTAGCTCTGAAAGATTTACGGGCTTTGGGATTATCTTTTCGGATTTCCATATTAGGGTCTCCGAATGTGATATACTTCACGTTATCACCCTCAACAGCCAGCACTTCAAACTTCTTTGGGCCACCCCTGCGCGGTTTATTTACCGCCGTGAACCCATGCCGTTTTTTACCTGCGGCTATCTTTTCTGCTTTAGTCTTTGCCATTATGCCACCACAAAATCTACTATTTGTCCGTCAGGGGTACGCAACTTGTTAGGGTCAGGATTGTATGCGTATAGCTGGTTAACCAACTTTAAGTTCTCTACCGGAGTGTCCTTATCTATAGGCTGCACTGATCCAGCTTCCCCTGCATTAACCTTCTTCTCAACTTCCTCTCCGCGACCACTTTCAAATATAACATTCACATGTGTCTGAAAGGGCATACTAGGAAGCGGAAAATGAGATATAAGTGTCATCTAAACTGCCAAGCCCACCAAATTAATCCAGCACAACCACCTGTTACTAGTAAGACTACAATACCCCACTGAAATACTTCCATTAAGAAAGCCTTTGCTTTGGCTTGCTCTTCGGCTTCTTCACGCTTACGGATGCGCTCCTGTCTCTGAAAATCTACCCAAGCATCATACAATCCGGGTCTTCCGTATAGCCGCATATGGGATTCGATTTCCTTACGGGCTTGCTTCAGCTTATCTAACTCAAGAAATTCCTCAAAGGAGTTGCTATCTTTACCCATAGCTCTGGCAAACAAACTACGCTTCTTACGATCACCTTGAGCCTTCAAAGTTTCTTCCGCAGTCAGGATTGCCCCCAACTGCTTACCCATAGCAGAAATCTCTCGTCCATGCCCTATCAGAGTTTTAACCTGACCAATCGCGGCATTAGCAGCCCCTACGACTGCCAGTGTTTCTGCTATCATATCTCCCCCCCGAAAGATAACCTATATTGTTTTGCCTACCTCAAAGCATTTAGCACGGGCTATAACCTTAAGCTGGTTAGCCATCGCTTCCATTTCAGATTGAACAATGATTTGACATTCTTCTCTAGTAGTGAATAGCCCGTTAGTACGGGCCACCATGCTGCAAGAGAATGCATCAGTAGGACTGAAACAATAAAGAATGACTCCTAAGAACATTACTTCTTTTTCTTAGCCATCCCACCATACATCATTTTAGGTTTGCCCTTTTTGTGGGCCATACCACCATTCGACATAGCAGGTTTCTTTTTCTTCGGGGGTCTTCCAACCTTTGACCCGTAAGTTCCCTTACCTTGAGGCATTCTATAATCCTTTATGCTGATATGTTAATCATCAAAACTTTCGTCTAGAAGTTCAGGGACATATATCTCAGGGTTGGTTGGGATATCTACAGAACACTCTTCTGTATAGAAGTATCGACCATAGCCCTCAAACTCTTTTGCCATCGGGTTATGGTCTAGCTCTGCTTGGGATATCAAACCTTCTTCTAAGAGAAGCTGCCTGATCCTATCGAAAGTCAGGACTTGCCCCGTGTTTTCACGTATAGCAGCCCTAATGTAGTACAAGTTCATACTCATAAGCCTTATTACGACCTACCCCTTCATTCTACCACTTAATAGGGGGTGAGGTCAATACCTTATTTAATTGTTTTTTTAGTCACTCAGTAATTGACGAAACAGGCATTCAATGCTATAATGAAGTGTACTTCGGGGCCGTATACTATAGTAAATGGCTACAAGCCGTTAACCGCGATACACTCTATCGTAGATTTCACCCCTAGTAACTCCAATATCTTTTAAGCTCTTGTCGGACATGTTCTGTAACAGCCAGTAGTTTGCTCTGCGCTGTTGGGATTGCTGTATGCGTTTGACTATGGCTCCTTCGCCAGAAAACATATGGACCATTACAGCTAGACTTTTAGTTAACACAGTGTTTCTCCTTAGTGATTGTGTACCTTCATTATACCATTTCAGTACTCTAAAGAGTACAATCACCAAGACATACCCGCTATGTTGTTAAGTAATCTAAAGCCCTCTTTATTAAGTCAGGATTATCCCTAAACTTACCCAGACCTGTATTGCAAGAGTCACATATAAACCCTCTAAACGCCCCCGTATCATGATCATGGTCTAATCTAAACGGGGTCTTATTACCCATACCCGGTGAATATAACTGTTCTGCACTCTTCTCACAGATAGGGCAGCTATGATTATCCGGTACTTTATGCATGGCATGTAGTTCACGCATCTTAAAGCCGTGTTCCCTCAGACACTTCTTACAAGTACACGCCCTGCCCAAGCTCTTGGCCTTATTATAGCCAAACCTATTGATGGGCAGAACCTGTCTGCAACCAGAACAACGCTTAGTGTCGCCTGTGTAAGTCTCGTCTGGAGTATCGTCTTCCCAGCCGAATAGATTAGGTTGATTCATAGTCAGCGTCAAATAAATCAGATACATTAGCAGTACTGTCTTCTATTCGCTGTGCTTTTTCCCTAAGTCTTTCGGACTCTCTTACTAATTCATTTGCTACAGTATAGAGCATTTGATAATCATTATC